CTTGGAGCGTATATGCTAGGTGGAGCAGGAACTTTTCAACTAAGGGCGGTTAGAGGCTAATGGCAGGACAACTAGATACAGCACTAAAAAATATAGCTAAACAAGTTGTGTCTCAGCTAGGGGACTCATTAGACACAACAATCATCTATACTCGAAAATCATCAGCTTCCTATAACACATCTACTGGTGCAGTAACTACCAGCGACACAAGTTATACAATCAAAGTTCCCGTAGAGTTCATACAATCCAGTGAAGAAACGGGATTCCAGGAGAACATAGCTAGAGTTTATGTAACACCCGATCTTATAGGGGATAGCCAACCTTTATTATCAGATGAAATAACCCTTACATTTTCTGGATCGACCAGAGTTGCAAAGATTACAGATGTAAGAACTTTACGTGGCGGTCAAGAATATCTATTCCGCATTGACGTTATCTTCTAATGACTTTAGTAAACGCACGAGCAGCATTTGAAACTGCAATCAAAAATGCAGTAACTACTGCTGACAACACAGTAACGGTGGTGTTTGATAATATGCCCTTCACAACTCCAGGTAAAAATAAAAAGTATGTGATGGTAAGCCTCGATTTTACACAGTCCACTACACAAACTCATGGTGCTGCACAGGATTATTATGCTGGATCTATAAGATGCGGAATTATGACACCGCCAAATAAAGGAAGTGCCGTTGCCTCTGCTATAGCTGAGTCAGTTATTGATGGATTGACTTCCGTAAACGCACCAGGATATTCAGATACATTTTCTGTAACTCCAAGAGTTTCTGAGATAGAAGGTCCAACTTCTGTTACTGTAGAGGGAGATAGTCATTTTCTATCAGTTGTAAGCTGTCAATTTACCGCTAATGCCTAAACCAATCACAAAGTTAACCGAAGATCTTGAAAAGCAACTTGTAAAGGGAAAGAAACAATTAGCGAAAACTATTGTAAAGACACTAACTGAAGAAGGTCCTTGGTGGACAGGAACATTCGGAGAAAACTGGGTCGTATCCAAAAATCCAGTACAACCCACAAGAAAAAGAATACCAGAAACATCTTTTAACGAAATCCCAGGCAGAACAGGCCGAAAAATAAAAAACGCACGAGTTCCCACATCTCCTTTACAGCAAGACTTATATGTAGGCAACAGAGCAAAATACGCTGGTTTTGCTATAAATGCTCCAGGGCAAACATTACCTGACAGAACAGGAAAGCAAGTAACCTATGCACAACATAGAGATGGGCCACCGCCAAAAACATTAACAGCTAGAAAAGGTCCAAATTGGTACAATATTTACACAAAAGGTAACTTTATAAAGTTTGATATTGCTAAAGCATTTAAAAAGGTTGGTTTTAAGTAATAAAGTAGTAGTATAGTAAGTGAATACACTATTTAATTTGTATGCCAACAGATAGAGCAATCGACAAGCTAAAGAAAGCATTTAGCATAAACAGCAAAAGCAGTTACCCAATTTACAAAAACGGAGAACTAATTTTAAAAGTTTACTGGTCGCCCCTAACTATTGCAGATAGAGACACCATAAATGCTACTTTAGCAGCATCTAATAAAGGTCAAGAAGAGGGAAACTTAGACTTTGCCTTGCAGGTAGTAATAAGTAAAGCTGAAGATGAAAATGGTCAAAAGCTATTTGTTGAAGCTGATAAACCTAGTCTAAGAAGAGAGATACCTTTGGCAGTCTTGTTAGAGCTTATGACAAAAATGCAAGAGTTGGGCGAGGAGGCTACCCCCGATGCCGTAAAAAGCACAACTTGATAAAGACAACTACCTATACTTACAGTTTTTTATAGCCGAAAAGTTAGGGATGACAGTCTCTAGCCTTCAGAAAGAAATGTCACTAGAAGAAGCGTGTGCATGGAACGCATACTTCACTTTAAAAGGTGAGAGAGAGGAAAAAGCCTACGAAGATGCAAAAAAGAAGGCTCAATACCGCAAGTTACGCTAAACTAAAAGCAATGTTTATTAGAAAGTAGTGGCCTCTAATTACGAAGTAAATATAAAACTAGATACAAAACAGGCTAAAGATCAGTTAAGAGAGCTTGAAAATCGCATTGCCAAACTGAATAGATTAGCGTTAAAAGGTAAAGCCAGTAAGCAAATACTAAAAACGGATAGAGAAGCACTAGCCATAAAGATTAAAGAAAACAGAGCGCAAGATCAAAAAATAAAAAAAGATAGATTAGAACTAAAAATAGCTAAAGATAATTTAAAAGTACAACAACAATCTGCAAATATAACAAATAGACAAGCAGGAGGTTTTAATAGAGGTACGGGCGGAGGTGGAGGAAATCAGCCCAAGGGTAAAGGTATTGTTGCAAGTGCACTAATTAGTGGTTCGTTTCCATTACTATTTGGACAAGGACTACCAGGTGCAATAGCTGGTGGATTAGGTGGAGGGATTGGTTCTGCCGTAGGCGGTCAGATGGGAGGCTTTGCAGGAGGTCTTGTTGCCACTGCTGCACTCCAAGTATTCAATAATATAAAGGATAGCGTTAATCAATTTGGCGAGGAATTAAATGATCCTGCAAAAAATCTAGATGCACTAACCGACAGAGTAAAGAAGTTTGATAAGTCTATAGAAGTAAGTGTAAGCACACTTAAAAATGCAGGACTAGATCAAGTAGCAGGAGAACTTGCCAGCTTAACTATGCAACAGCAATTTAAAGGATTAGATTCTGTTAAAAATTTAAATAAAGAGATGACTAAGTTCCAGCAGGGGGCAGCAGCCCTGACTACACGATTAAGTATTTTAGTAGCAGGACCACTTACCTTACTATTTAAGACATTAAATCTTATTAGTGGTAGTGCCGACTCAGCCAACAGGGACCTTACAACAACAGGAGCAATAGCAGTTCAACAAGATAAGTTAAATAAAGATTTAAAAGACGAAGCATTTTTACTTAAACAAATTGAACAAGAAAGGAAGAAGTTGGCCGATTTAGACCCTGCTACTGCGTTACCAGGTGACGAAGCGAGGATCCAAAGCGTGATTAATAACTTTGAGGAACTACTCGAAATTACTAGAGAAAGTATAAGTAAAAACGAAAGATTATTAGAAATAAGAAAATTACAAAGAGACGTACTTCTGTCTGAAGGTCGACTACTAGAAGGTCAGATAGAACTACAAAAACTAAGAGCACAGGTTACTAGGGGAACTGAAGATGAGAAGGCAGTGGCATTAAAGCAGAGACAAATAGATCTGCAGAAAGTAGAGAATAAACTACTTATAGCTAAAGAGAATTTAAAATCTTTAGAAAGTACAGGAAAAGCCACTGAAGCAGAAATAGAGGCACAACAAGAAAAAATTAGAAACCTTATAAAAGAACTACATTTAACAACTTTAATAGCTGATGAAAGAATTAGAGCAGCCGATCCAGCTTTAAGTCGTATAGACGAGCTAAATAGAAAAATGCGTGATCTAAACGATACAACTCTTCAAGCTGTCAATTTATCTAAAGCAATGGGTGAATCATTTGAAGATTCATTTAAGGGCATAATTAAAGGCACAATGACTGTTGCCGATGCGTTTAGAAATATGTTGAATAGAATAGCAGACTTTTTCTTAGACACTGCTGCACAATTAGCTGCTACTCAACTTCAAAGAAGTATTCTAGGTTTGTTTGGGTTTGGTGGTGGACTAAGCTCAGTGCCTTTCGTTCCAAGTTTAGGTGGTGCTGGTTTTACTGGTGAGGGTGGTCCAGATCCACTTCTCGGTTTTGCTAATGGTGGTAGACCTCCTGTTGGCAGACCTTCGATAGTAGGAGAAAGAGGTCCAGAACTTTTTGTTCCTAATAGTTCAGGTACTATAATTCCAAATCATAATCTTGGTTCAACAAATATAGTGGTGAATGTGGATGCTTCTGGTTCTTCTGTTGAAGGTGATGAAGAACAAGGTAGAGAACTTGGTCGTCTTATATCAGTTGCAGTACAATCTGAAATAGTACAGCAAAAACGCCCAGGAGGATTACTTGCATAATGGCTACTTTTCCTTCAATAAAACCTACATACGGACAGCAAAAAAGATCCGCACCAAATACTAGAACAATTCGTTTTGCTGATGGTTATGAGCATAGAATTTTATTTGGATTGGCAGAGCACCAGAATCCAAAAGTTTATAATTTTACCTTTAATGTATCTGAAACGGAAGCAGATGAAATAGAAACCTTCCTTGATGCCCGTGCAAATGATAGTGATAGTTTTGATTTTACTGCACCTGGAGAAGCTACTGCACAAAAATTTGTTTGTCAGGCATGGTCAAAATCTATACCATATAACAATAGAGCTACAATACAGGCAACATTTAGAGAAGTATTTGAACCATGAGCACTGCTCCTATTATTACTGATCTACAAAAGATCAATCCTTCGGCAATAATTGAATTATTCAGTATTACAACTGATGCTGCATTACATGGATCAGCAGCTACTTATAGATTTCATAACGGAACAAATGCACTAAGTAACGGAGATATTATCTGGGCTGGTAATACTTATATAAAGATGCCAATACAGGCAGAGGGTTTTGCCTTTAGAAAAGGTCAATTACCCAGACCAACACTTACTGTCAGCAACGCACTTGGAACTATTACTGCTATTTTGCTGAATGTAAACTCAATCACAACAGGTAATGATTTAACAGGAGCTACTGTAACAAGAATTAGAACTTTGGCACGTTATCTTGATGGAGCTAATTTTGCTGGTAATACTAATCCACTTGGAACACCAGATCCTACAGCAGAGTTTCCACAAGAGATATATAAGATTGATAGAAAATCAACAGAGAATAGAGAAATTGTACAATTTGAATTAGCAGCAGTATTTGATCTTGCTGGTATCCGTGCTCCTAAAAGACAATGTACTAGAACAGAGTTCCCCTCGATTGGTACGTTTATAGCATGAATTGGAAAGAAGAAGCACTTACTCATGCGAAAGACCAAGACCCTAAAGAATCTTGTGGTTTATTGTTAAATATTCGAGGGAAAGAAAGATATTTTCCCTGTCGTAATCTTTCAATGACAGATCATCAATGTTTTATTATTGATCCAGAAGATTATGTAAAAGCAGATAATACAGGAGAGATAACAGCCGTTGTTCATAGTCATCCTGTAACACCTCCTGTCCCTAGTCAGGCAGATCAGATAGCCTGTGAGCAAAGTAATCTTCCGTGGCATATCGTTAATCCAAAAACAGAAAGATGGGGTTACTGCGAACCATGTGGATACAAACCACCTTTACTGGGTAGACCTTGGGTTTGGGGTGTAACTGATTGTTGGAGTTTAGTAAGAGATTGGTATAAAGAAGATAAAAATATTGAACTTAGAGATTGGGATAGACCTACAACACCAGAAGAATTTATATTAAACCCGATGTTTGAGCAATGTGCTTGGAGAACTGGTTTTAGACAACTAAGGCCAGAAGAAAAAACAATGAATGGAGATTTGTTATTCATGTCTATTGGATCTCCTGGTTTAAATCATGTAGCTATTTTTCTAGATGGAGATGTTTTACATCATTTAACCGATAGACTATCTTGTAGAGAGCCTTATTCTCAATGGTTATTAAAATGTACAGGAGGGAGGTATCGTTATGTTGCGTAAACTGAAGCTATATGGCGAACTTGCTCAGTTTGTGGGTCATAAAGAATTTGAAATACAGGTAGATAGTCTTACAAAAGCAGTTAGTTTTCTTATTAATAACTTTCCGCAAGTAGAAAAATATATGAATCCTAAATATTACCAAGTAAAGGTTGGTAATTATGCTGTTAGCGAAGAAGAGATACACCACCCAATAGGACAGGAAAATATACATATTGTTCCTGTAATAGCTGGTGCTGGTAGAGGTATGGGGAAAATTTTATTAGGTGCTGCTTTGATAGGTGGAACGATTATTGCAGGTGGTGGATTTACTGCTCTGTTTTCTGAAGCTGGTTTAGCGTTTGGAGGAAAAGCTGCTACTTTTGCAGGAAAATTTGCAATGAACCTTGGAGTAGGACTAACGATAATGGGTGTTAGTGAAATGTTATTCCCCCTACCTAAACCAAAAGAATTTAAGTCAGAGCAAGATCCACAGTTGTCATTTAGTTTTTCTGGTACGCAAAATACATCAAGGGCAGGTACACCTGTGCCTTTAGTTTATGGAGAAATAGTAACAGGATCAGTTGTTATAAGTGGTGCAGTTGATACTCAGCAGGTACAAGCATGACCAAACCTAAAGTTATTAGAGGATCTGGAGCACCTTCTCCTCCTACCCCACCTCAACCAACTAGAGCACCTGATACCTTACATAGTAGGCAGTTTGCTACTTTTCTTGATCTTATTTCTGAAGGAGAAATTGAAGGTTTTGCTACTGCTTCAAAAGAAGGTAGAACGCAGGGAACTGCTGCATATAATAATGCTGCACTAAAAGATGTATTTCTTAACGACACTCCTGTTTTAAAATCATCTGCTGATTCTACTAATCCAGTTACAACTGATTTTAACTTTCAAGATGTAACATTCAATCCTCGTTTTGGAACGTCAGGTCAGACAAAAGTTGAAGGTATTGAAAGCAGTTCTTCTGTTACATCAGTAGGTATAACAGTTACTCAATCTTCTCCTGTTACAAGACAAATCACAAATTCAAATGTTGATGCCGTCAATGTAACTATCACATTTCCTCAATTACAGAGAGCTACAGATAAAGGAGATTTATTAGGTTCTTCTGTTCAATTAAAAATAGGAGTTCAATACAATTCTGGTGGTTTTACTGATGTTATTGATGACACTATTACAGGTCGAAGTGCTGATGCGTACCAAAGAGATTACAGAATAAATCTTACGGGTGCTTTTCCTGTTGATATAAGAGTTACAAGAGTCACAGCAGATAGTACAACTTCAAGTCTTATTGATGCTTTTGCATGGACAAGTTTTGGTGAAATTATTGATGATGCTTCTACTTACCCTAACAGTGCTTATGCTTCTGTCAGATTGGACTCTATGCAGTTTCAATCAATACCTACAAGAAAATATCGTATTAGAGGAATAAAAGTAAGGATTCCAGGAGCAGGTGCAAATAGTTCTGGTACTCCTACTGTTGATGCTAATACTGGTCGAATTATTTATCCAGACGGATATATTTTTAATGGAGTTATGGGTGCTGCTCAATGGTGCTCGTGCCCTGCGATGGTCTTGTTGGATTTACTTTTAGATACACGCTATGGATTTGGAAATCATATAACAGAAAGTTCTCTTGATTTATTCTCTTTTGTAACTGCCAGTAAATTTGCAAATACCTTGGTATCAGATGGATTAGGAGGACAAGAAGCTAGATTTAGTTGTAACGTAAATATTCAATCATCAAGTGAAGCATTTGATCTTATAAATGAACTGGCAGGTGTTATGAGATGTATGCCGATATGGTCTGCTGGTAGTATTCAACTTGCACAAGATAGTCCAAAAGATGCAAGTTATTTATTTAATTTGTCTAATGTAACTTCCGAAGGATTTAGTTACTCAGGAAGTGGATTAAAAACAAGAAATACTGTTATTTCTGTTTCTTACTTCAATATGGATAGTAGAGAAATAGATTATGAGGTTTATGAAGACACTGCTTCGATAGCCAAGCTAGGAGTAATTATTAAGCAGGTAAAAGGATTTGCGTGTACATCCAGAGGTCAAGCTAGAAGATTAGCAAAAGCTATTTTATTTGCTGAACAAAATGAAAGTGAAATTGTTACTTTCGGAACTTCAATAGATTCTGGAGTTGTTGTAAGACCTGGTGCTGTTATAGAAATAGCTGATCCTGTACGTTCTGGTGTAAGAAGAGGAGGAAGAGTAAGTGCTGCAACAACGACTGAAATAACTGTAGATGATTCTGCTGCAACTGATTTGGCAACAACAAATAACCCAACTTTATCTGTTATTTTACCTGATGGAACGATGGAAACTAAAGGTGTCTCATCTATCTCAGGTGCAGTAATTACAGTTGATAGTGCTTTTTCTCAAGCACCAAATGTAAATGCAGGTTGGCTTTTACAGAATGATACAGTTGAAGCTCAAAAATTTAGAGTGATAACAGTAGAGGAATCTGATGGTATTAATTATGCGATTACTGCTTTGTCCTATGTAAATGCTAAATATGCTTTTATCGAGGATGGTGCAAGTTTACCAACAAGAACAGTATCAATATTAAACCTGCCAAAAGATCCTCCATCTGCACTACAGGCTGAAGAAAAAATTGTTGTTATTAATAACCAAGCTGTATCTAAGTTAATTCTCAGTTGGCAACCTATTGTCGGTGTTACGCAGTATCAGGTCAATTACAGATTTAATAATGGAAACTTTGTATCACAAACAGTATCTTCTCCTGACTTTGAAATATTTAATAGTGATGTTGGAACGTACGAGTTTCAAGTATTTAGCTATAACACAGCATTACAGACAAGTGCTACCTCTGCCAACTTAACTTTTACAGCACAAGGTAAAACTGCATTACCAGGAAATGTTACTGGATTAACCGCAGAGCCTATTAGTGAAAAATTAGTAAGACTTAGATGGAATTTATCTACTGACGTTGACGTTATTCATGGTGGTCGTGTTTATGTAAGACACTCCACAAAAACCGATGGAAGTGGTACATTTACTAACTCTGTTGATTTGATTGAAGCGTTAGCTGGTAATACAACAACTGCGGAAGTTCCATATCTTGAAGGTGAGTACATTCTTAAGTTTAGAGATGATGGAGATAGATTCAGTCCAGGTGAGACAAGTGTAATCATTGATCTTCCTGATAACCAAGCTCCTTTGATTACACAAACTAGAAGAGAAGATTTAGATAGCCCTAAGTTTCAAGGAACAAAAACCAGTATTGATTTTGATTCTGCTACAGGAACTATCAACTTAGCTGGTTCTGGGTTGTTTGATACGATTACAGATTTTGATGCTATTGGTTCTTTAGATGATTTTGGTGGTATTGCAAGTTCTGGTACTTATGATTTTGGAGGAGCAGCAGGTAGTACAACTTTAGATTTAGGTGGTGTGTTCAGTCTTGATCTTAAACGTCACTTCCTGACAGAAGGTTTCTATCCATCAGATTTGTTTGATTCGAGAGGTTTGATTGATGATATTACTGACTTTGATGGGGCTACAGCCACAGAGGTTAATGCTGAGATGTTAGTAAGGGTTACACAAGATAATCCTAGTTCTGGATCTCCTACCTACTCTGATTTTCAAACCTTTGCAAATGGTACTTATAAGGGTAGAGGATTTCAGTTTAGGGCTAAGTTAACAAGTAATGATACTGCACAGGATATAAGAGTTTCGCAGTTAGGCTATACAGCATCTTTACAGAGAAGAACAGAACAAGGTAATCTAACAGCAAGCGGAGCGGGTGCAAAGGCTATTACTTTCACTCATCCGTTCTTCACTGGAACGTCAGCGTTATTAGGAGCAAATTCCAATCTACCCTCTATTGGTATCAATGCTCAGAATATGGCATCAGGAGATTACTTTGAAGTGTCCAGTATATCTGGAACGGGTTTTACTGTTCACTTTAAAAACTCATCAAATGCTTCGATTGATAGAAATTTCACTTATCAGGCTGTCGGATTTGGTAAAGGAGGGTAGAATAGGCACAATGTTACTTGTTTAAATGGCAGAACACGATTTTATAATTGATAACGGAACGGGAAGTGCAGTCCGTAGTGACATCAATAGTGTTTTACAAGCTATTGCGTCTAATAACAGTAAATCTGGTGCGTTAACAACCAACTATGCGTTCCAATGGCACGTTGATACATCTGATGGACTTTTAAAGATAAGAAATGCAGCAAATAATGGATATGTAACTGTAGGAACAGTAGCTAGTACTAATTTAGGATTAATGCCTCAAGCTGGAGGTACTTTTACAGGAAAGATAACGCATAACTATACATCTAGTTTGACCATACCATCTGGTACAACGGCTCAGAGAGATGGCAGCCCTGCTGTTGGTATGCTTAGACATAACTCAACTCTTAACCAGTTTGAAGGGTACAACAACGGACAATGGGGTGCTATTGGTGGAGGTGCTGGAGCTACGGGAGGAGGTACTGATGAAGTGTTCTTTGAGAATGACCAAACTGCAACAACTTCTTATAGTATTACTGCTAATAAACACGCTCATAGCGTAAGTCCTACAATTAATAACGGAGTCACGATTACCGTGCCTTCTGGTGCAAAATTAGTTATCTTATAGTTATGGCTATTGCAATCAACGGATCAGGAACAGTTACAGGAATCTCAGTAGGAGGTTTGCCTGACGGAATCGTAGATCGTGATACTTTAGCAACAGAAGCAAAGGGTAGTATTCTTCAAGTTAAACAAACAGTTAAAACCGATACAGCAAGTACTCAAAGTATGACTTTTCAAGATGCGGTGACAGTTTCTATTACTCCATCTTCAAGTTCAAATAAAATTTTGGTAATGTATAAAATTGCACTATCGTCTCCTGCATTAAACTTCTCTTCAACTGCTCGTCTAGTAAGAGATTCAACTGCAATATATGTTGGTGATGCAAATGGTAATAGAATACAGGCATCAAGTTATCAATTTGCTTCAAATGGTGGTGCAAGTGATAGAGAGATGAATGATTTTAATGGACATTTCTTAGATTCTCCAAATACAACATCTGCTATTACTTATAAAGTACAATTTGCAAGTTCTTACACTGGTTATGACGTATATGTAAACAGAAGTTATACATGGGCAGATGCTAATTATAGAGCAAGTGTACCCTCAAGTATTACAGTGATGGAGATAGCAGCATAATGGCATTAGATCACGAAGCTATTTATAAAGCATATGCAGGGACAGTTGTTTTTATTGATGACTCTAAAGGTGCGTTTGATAAAGATGGAAAATCTATTACCTTAGAGCAAAGCAAGATAGATGCTGCACGAACCACACTAGACGCTGAAGCTGCTGCTGTTAAGTACAAAACTGATAGAACAACTGATGGTTCTACAATTTATGCTTCTTTTGGAGATCAACTTGATATGTTGTATGCCGACATGAAGGCGGGTAAACTAGATACAACTGGAACGTGGGCTACCCACATCAAAGCGGTTAAAGACGCTAACCCAAAACCTAGTTAATTATGGCAAGTATTAAGCTAAAACATAGCGGTGGAAATGGAGTTATCATAGCTGCTCCAACCAGCAACCCTGCATCGGATAAAACTCTTACATTACCTAGTGATGTTGATGGAACTGTTGTCAGTAAAGATTCATCAAACAGTCTGCAAAATATAGCTGGTATAAATGGAGGTCAGTTAGGTAATAGAAACAGAGTTATAAACGGTTCGATGATTGTTAATCAAAGGGCAAGCTCATATACAGCAACAGGCGAAGAATATACATTAGATAGATTTCATCACAGAACTGGTAGTGGATTTACATTTGATACAACTACAACACAGGATTCATCTGCACCAGATGGATTTACTAAATCTTTAAAAATTACACCTGATAGTACTCAAACACCAACTGGAAGTCATAACGGAGTAATAGCTCAACTTATTGAAGCAGATAATCTTATTGGGTTTGCTTCTGGAACTTCATCTGCAAAAAAATTTGTTTTATCTTTTTATGCTAAATCAGCTTCACAAAATAATAATCATCAATATTCTGTACAGTTAAGCAAGAAAAATTCTAGTAGTCAATTTTATTACCAAAATAGAAGTTTTACAGTTACTTCAAGTTGGCAAAGATTTACTGTTGCATTTTCAGCCGATACTTCAAACAATATCATTACAGGAAATGGAGAAGGTTTAAGAATAATGTGGCATTTAGCTGCTGGACCTGATGATATAGCAAGTGCTGTTACTTCTTGGACATCAGGTGATGTTAACGCAGCTGTTACAGGACAATCCAATTTTATGGACAACACCAGTAATGAATTTTATTTGACAGGTGTACAATTAGAAGCAAGTGATTCAGATGTGGCAACAGATTTTGAGCATAGGTCATTCGGTCAGGAGCTTGCTTTATGTCAGAGGTATTACCAGTTTATAGATTATTATTCAAACACTGGTTCTGCGTCTTATGCTTACGTCTATGCAGCAAATATATCCTATTATCAACAAATGAGAGCAACACCAACTATGTCATCAAGTTCAAGAGGGTCTAATACAGGTACAGCAAGTCCAAGTGCGTGGAGCAATGGTGGCTATATTAATGAAACTCATTGTAGTATTACTGTAGGCTCAAACACTCACGCTTTTGCAGGTAGAGCAAAATTAGACGCAGAATTATGATTACTAAAGAAACAATTACTTCAGCAAAACTTGTTAAACATCTTGATATTGATGGTACAACTGTAAAAGATTCTGTCTCAGTATTAATTAATGAGGTTTTTGAAGTTCCATTTGACCCTGCAAACACCGACTATCAACAGTACCTTGCTTGGGTAGCAGAGGGAAACACCGCAGAGGAGGCTGATTAATGTCAACACTTAAAGTCACTAATGTCGCACACGAAACAAGCACCTTAAACACGCTTGTATTTGATAATGGTGGTGGTTCTGGTAACGGAAGAGTCACTACAAAAGGAACTATCGGAGAAATATCTGCTGTCTCCTACGCTTCTACAATCACATTAGATTTCAGAACTGCTAATAATTTTTCTACAACACTCACTGGTAATACTACCTTTGCCAACCCTTCTAATATCTCTGCTGGACAGAGTGGTGTTTTGTTTATAACTCAAGATGGTACAGGAAGTAGAACCGCAGCATTTGGATCGTATTGGGATTTCAGTGATGGTACAGCACCTACATTATCAACAGGTGCAAACCAAGTAGATGTTATTGCTTGGATAGCACGAACCAATACAAATATAGCTGCACAGTTTATTGGAAACTTTAGCTAATGAGCAGTCTTGGCAGTCCTAATCCTTTCTTTATAGCAGGAAAGAAAGCGTATGAAGTAGAACGTAGTTTAAGGTTTAATGATGCTGATAGTGCTTATTTAACTAGAACACCTAGCAGTGCTGGAGATAGAAGAACTTGGACTTGGAGTGGATGGGTTAAAAGGGCAAACGCAGATACAAATATGAATTTATTTAGTGTCAGAGAATCAGCAAGTGTAAGAACAATTATAAGACTAACTGATGGATTAGATTTTTTAGATGATGATATAAATTTTCGCTTAAAAACAAATCAAGTTTTTAGAGATCCTTCTGCTTGGTATCATTTTGTAATTGTCAGTAATACTACAGATAGTACATCTTCTAATAGATTAAAAGTTTATGTAAATGGAGAACAAATAACAAGTTTTTCAACCTCTACTTATCCCTCTCAGAATTATGAAGGTCAAATTAATAATACTTATGCACACGCTTTAGGTCGTGAGGGTGCACAGGATAATGATTATCTAGACGGCTACATGGCAGAAGTTAATTTTGTTGATGGACAGGCTTATGACCCATCATATTTTGGAAAAACAGACCCATTAACAGGTCAATGGAATCCTAAGAAGTATGGCGGTGGTTATGGTACAAATGGATTTTATTTAAACTTTTCAGACAATTCTGGAACTACTGCAACAACACTTGGCAAAGATTATTCTGGTAACGGCAACAACTTTACGCCAAATAATTTCGCAGTTAGTGATGCTGTGAAAGACAGTCCTACAAATAATTTTGCAACTTTAAATGCTGTTGATTTTAATGGAGGTTCTTTAGCAGAAGGTAATTTAAAGCAAGATAATTCTGGTGCGACTAATACATCTGGAACTTTCGGGATGCAAAGCGGTAAATGGTACTGGGAAATTTATTTTAATAGTTCTAGCGGAGGTGTTTTTGGAGTAGGAATTGGCGAATCAAGAAGAGGATCTGCGTTAAATGACTTAACAAGACATTATGGATATTCAACAAATGGTCAGTTTTATACGACTATAAATGAAAGTTCTACAGCAGCAGGATATGGAGCAACCTTAAGTGCTGGAGATATACTTAGTGTTAAATTTAATGCTGATACAAGAGAAATTGATTTTTTAAAAAATAATTCATCACAGGGTTATACAGTTACTTTAGCTGATGGGTTTCTTTATTTACCTGGTTTTCACGCAAATAATTCAGATATTACTGTTAATTTTGGTCAAGATAGTACATTTGCTGGTGCAACTTCTTCGGGTGGCAATACAGATGGAAATGGGCAAGGAGATTTTAAATATTCAGTTCCCAGTGGATATAAAGCATTATGTTCCGCAAACTTACCCGACCCAACAATAAAGCTACCTAACCAGCATTTTAATACTTTGCTTTATACAGGTGATGGAAGTAGTACAAGAACTCTTACTGGGGTTGGATTTAAACCTGATTGGACTTGGAAAAAAGAAAGAAACCAAGCATATTCAATAGGGCACATGCTATATGACAGTGTAAGAGGTTTAGGAGTTGATAAGCACCTTGATACTTCAACAAATCTAGCAGAGGGATCTGGGAATGATGCAGAATACGGATATTTTACAGGATTTACCTCAGATGGTTTTTCAGTGTCGGCTGGTAGCAGTGGTGATGATTATGTAAATGACGCATCAAATAATTATGTTACATGGAACTGGAACGCTGGCGATACAGATGGCAAAACTTATACAGTAACAGTTGTTTCTGATTCTGGTAATAAATATAGATTTGATGGATTTGGAACGTCTGCTGTAACTCTTGATCTTGCAGAAGGTGGAACTTATATATTCGATCAATCTGATAGTTCTAATTCTGGACACCCCTTAAGGTTCTACACAGCAGCAGATAAAACTGGTGGAGAATATACAACAGGAGTCACTACTGCTGGTACGCCTGGATCTAGCGGTGCTTATACACAAATTGTTGTAGCTGCTTCTGCTCCTACGCTCTATTATCAATGCTCTGTACACGCTGGAATGGGAGGGCAGATAAATACAAACTCAACTCTTGGTTCAAGTAATTTTGATGGATCTATTCAATCAACTGTAAAAGCAAATACAACAGCAGGGTTTTCAGTTACTACTTATAGTGGTACTGATACAGGCTCAAGCCAAACGATTGGACATGGTTTAGGAGTTGCACCAAAAATTTGGATTTTTAAGAATAGAAGTAATGCAGCAAATTGGGTTGTTTATACAACAGCGATTGATGGAGGTTCTGATTATCTTATCTTAAATTCTACTAATGCTTCTGCTTCTGGGGTTTCACCTTGGGATACTGCACCAACTTCAAGTGTAATCACAGTAGGTACTAACAATGCTGATACTTGTAACGCTGGTGATAACTATGTTCTTTATGCTTTCAGCGAAGTAGCAGGGTATAGCAAGTTTGGAAAATATACAGGCAATGGAAATGCTGATGGCACGTTTGTTTATACAGGGTTTAAGCCGTCATGGGTTTTGATAAAACGAACGGACAACGTTGGCAACTGGTGGATACATGATGCTCAAAGAAATACGTTTAATGTAGTAGACAATTATTTGTATGCTGACACAAGCGCCGCTGAAGCTTCCGACGATAATTTAGATTTTTTAAGTAATGGATTTAAGCTTCGGGTAGCGACTTATCAGCCGAATACGTCTGGAGGCACATTTATCTACATGGCATATGCAAAATCACCTTTCAAAAATGCAAGGGCAAGGTAATATATAGATATGGCTTTTTTACTAAACGGAAAACCTTTAGCAGTTGATGTTCCCTTTACAGTAGGGGATATAAATTACCCTGCTAATTGGTTAAGACTATCATCAGCACAAGAGAAAAAAGATTTAGGTATTACAGAGGTTGCTGACGCACCAACGTATGATTCACGTTTCTATTGGAATGATGGAACTGCAAGAGCATTAGATGATGTAAATGCAACAGATGAAGAAGGTAATTTATTAAAAGATGAAAATGGAAATCAAGTTGTTACTTTAGGTGTTAAGTCAGTATTGAAGGCACAGGAAAAAGCTACTGCTGGTTCTTTGTTAGCTAAATATGATTGGTACGTTATTAGAAAATATGAAGCATCAAAAGCTATTCCTACAGTAATTAAAACTTACAGAACTGCTGTTAGAACTGCTTGTTTGACAAGAGAAACAGAGATTGATAACTGTGCAAATACTGCAGCCTTAGTTACTCTTTATGGAACAAAAGATGATGGAACGCCTAACATGACACAATATCCAGTAGATCCTAACGCTTAAGTTCCTGCATTTGTCTTGTCATAAGGCTCATCGTGACGTAGAGAGGAGATAGACCTATAATTAGCAGTAATACAAGCACACTTGAAAAAGATAGTGCTTTTAAAATTGCAAATTTTATCATGTTTCAAAAAATTGCTAACATTTTGAGTATTGTCTCATTTGTAATGGTAACTTCTGTTATTGGTGGAGGGTACTTTGGTTACAAGTATGTAACTTCAGAACAGTTCCAGACAAAAATGATGAACAAAGTTTTAAGAAATGTACAAGGAATGATGCCTAAAGTATTAGATAACGCTTTACCAAGTCAAACAGGACAATCTATTCCTTTTATTAAAAAATGAACTGTTATTGGTGCGATACCGAATTAATCATAGGTGGTGATATTGACATCGAAGAAGATATGATTGGCTATCCTGAGTTTTCGGTGATGACTAATTTATCCTGTCCTAAATGCTTTTCAGAAGTAGAAGTATTAAAAAAGAGGGATGCCTTTGACTGAGATACCTAATATAAGTATTCCTGAGATATATGTCCCAGACGTTCCAGAGATCTATAGTCCGCACTATATTGAGATAGCAAAGCCACCTGAGATTGATGTTCCTGGTTGTACTTATCAGCATCGTGATATAAAAAATACAGGTAATCGTAATTTGTTATTGGATGATCCTAATGGTGTATATACAACGTGTGATTTTCAACTTCCTAGTTTTGTTCCTCTTGACTATACACCTGAGAATCTTGTCGTTACAGAAGAAGTTCCTGTTAATAATGAAACCCCACCCTTACCAGAAACAAAGCAACAGAATATACCAGAAATACCAAAAGATGAAGTTATCGAATTAGAACCCTGTCCTGGTAAAAGAGATCAGAGGGTTGGAGATTTTCGTAACGAAAAACGATTGGAACGTGTCATTGGTCATAAAAGAGGAGATGATGGGATTGAGTGCATCACTCTATATGAAGACGTTCCTTTTGTGGATCAATACATCCCAGAACCAAGCACTATTGTATCTACTGCTGTTATTGGCCTTGTGGCTGCGAGTAGCCCTCTTATTCTCAATATAATCAAACCAGCTATAAAAAATATTGTAAAGAAACTGACAAAGAAGAAAGATAGTGTAGAATAGTACATAAGCAACCAGACCCAGCATCATGCTTTGTGAATGGTATGTTAGGTTCTTTGAACTGAGGTTGTCTATGTCCTTAAATGACAATCAATCCTAACGGACTAACTGATACATCTCCTGCCACTGCTCTGTTGGAGCGTCAGTTGCTTATTTTAGGCATACCTCGAAATCTTACGGGATTAGACTGTCACTGCCTACTTTATTTCGTGCGTATGTGGGATAACTTGATTTGGTGGGATCTCAACAACAATATCTTCACAGGTAACAGCACTAGGAGTATTAGGTTTGAAGTAAACTCCTTCCCTTGCCATCTTTGAACACATCTCCAAACGATATAAACTGATCTCCATTTTAGTTTTCTTTATCAATAATTTTTGAGCATCAATATTTACTTCAGTTGCTTCGTGACACAAGGCTGGTGCTTTTCCTAATGGAATGTTTAGCTGCATACTTATCCCATAGTTTAAATTAAAGTTTTCCTTTTCAAATCTAGGAGTTTCTTGTACATATAATATTTCTCCAGTATTCTCATCATAAATATTCTGTCTGGTAACATTTTCTCTAGGTAAAGAAAAAGAATGAGCATCGGTTACATAAGGTGTAATCGTTAGGCTAGGAGAAGAACAGACAATACCCTGACTCATACGAAAAGAAGGCATACTAGATGGTGTAATCATCGTGGCATTGTTGTTAACGACCCCCTGTGCGTTTGACGAGGGGGATGCTACAGTTGTATTAGCCAAAACCCTTGCAGGGCAGAGGATTATAGCTATTGCCCAAATGTAGTTGTAGTTTCTACGGTGGTTGTTGTATTTATTGTTCTTGTTATTGTCGTTACTGTGTCTAATCCTGGTGTTATCAGAGTTTCTTGAAGAGAAAAGGCTGATCCTGGAGTTACTATTTTCCACCTTGGAACGTCTTGTAGGCTTGGTGCAGTCCAACTAAAATTTACCCCTCCAACTGTTTGTTCTGTAAGAGTAGTAGCTGTAGGATTGATATATCCATCAACGTCATTACTTTCGATATTATGCCCTGATGCAGAATAGGAGTATCCTGTACGGTACTGATGGCTCGTGATAGTTTCATTAATTACTGATTCAGAAGTGCTTGAAGTCGTACTGGACCCTGTGCGAAACTGTGGCACAACAGGTACAGCAAGGGTTCTTACTGGTAATGCTAATAAAACCAACAGCCAAAGTCTAGTCAATCGTAATACGGACAGTAGTAGAGCCAATACAGCTAGTACCTGACCCTCCAGCAGTACAGGTATGGATTCCTGATGAAACTGAAGTTAGACCAAGATTACCAGCAGTACCTCCTGAGATAACAGTAGTTGTACCACCAAGCACAGGGAGGCTTGCTATTCCGCTAGAAGGAGTTATTGCACTTTGAGATCCATCTCCAGCTTGATAACTTTCGCTGAGAGAAAAAGCAGATCCAGCAGTTGTTACTGTTTTATTTGTATGTATTGCGTTTGGTGCTCCATTATTACCGAAACTACCAAGATTTAATCCACCAATTCCATTAGTTACGATATTCTCTCCTGTCCCTGTTGAAGTTGTAATATTGTTTCCGCTTATGCTGTAACTCGATGGTGCAGCATTTGTAATTACATAAGGCGAGTCAATAGAAATTTGTGCAGAAGTTACAAATTCCTGTTTGATATTAGCGTAAGCAGGTGTTGTTGCTAATAGTAAAAGTGGGATTAGTTTTTTCATTTTTTAGGTGGTGTGCGGTCACGATCAACAACTTCCGCACCAAGAATCTTGATGGGTGTCTCTATTCTAATTGTTTGATAACTTCCTGACTGTGATGCTAGTAACGCTTCTACTTCTTTTTTGTTTAATGGTTTATCTTCTGGTTTGAATGTACCATCACCTCTTTTCTTAGCACCTTCTAAACCGAAACTAGCTAACGCACCAGTTAGCAGAGAAGCTGGAAATGTAATATCTTTTGGTTCGTTACTATATCCTGGGATTGAAATGTAATTCAGAGAAACTATAAATCCACTCCAAGCAACAACAACAAGTCTTACTACAACTGAAATAAAAGCTAATTGTTCTTCCTTGTCTGTAATGTTCTCTTTAAGTTTTTGAAGAGGACCTTTTTTGACTTCTTCTGTCATAACTAGGTTTTATTAGTCATACTATACATAAATATAGCTTAAATCAATGCCAGAGGTATATGGAGCGTTAATAGGAGCAGCAGCCACCGCTTTTCTTATGGTGCTATCCAACATGAGTAACCGAAGAGAACGTGACATTCGAGAAATATTTAACCGAATCAATCAGCTAGAAAAGGCTGTAAGTCGCATAGAAGGTCAGAATCGTTAATTTTTGGTATGTTTAGAAAAGATAAACAAAACAAATGCTAAAGATTTTAAAACCTATTCTTCTTGTATTTATTAAATCCAAAGCAATGAAGAGGTTAATAATTGATCTATTAAAAGCAATAGCTAAACAAACGGACAATACCCTAGACGATCAAGCAGTAAGCTTCATCGAATCTAGGATGTACCCAGGCTCTACTACAAAGCTTCAGTGATATGAAGAATGACGGCTTTATAAGATTTATCTCTACCCCTCTGCCTGTTGAAACACAGTTAGCGGTTGAAGTAAGGTGCAGAGAAGTTATGGGCTGTGACGATTTAGATAAGTTAAAGGCTTTCTGTATAGACATGATGAAAAACCATGCAAGAAGCGAACTGGTTTTATCTAACGCAATGATGCGTATGTTGGAACTTGAAGCAAAACTAGCTGTGATACAGACACCGCCAATAAAAAACAGATTGTTATACAAATTCCGTTTATTCCTAGAAAAACTAAAACTTATAAGACAGATAAGACAATACCAAAAAAATCACTCGCACCGAGAGTAAGCTGCTTGTTGCTTAGAAACTATCATCTCAGGATATTGGATCGTTTCCCATCTATGCCCACATTCGTAGCACTCTCTTCTACGAATTATTATATGTTTTGAGTTTCTATCAGATCGGACAACCTTCTGATCGCTGTATGTCTTACAGCCTGGGCACTCGACCCATGTAATTCTTTTCATTACTGTTTGTTGTAAATTGTTTTTAAATAAGCAGTTTCAATAGCATTTCTTTGCTCTGCATATTCTCTGTTTGTCATATTTTCAAACAGGTATCTATCAGACAAATCGGCTAGTGCTTGGTGATACTGTTTTTCTGTCATTGACACAGCACTTAGTCTTTCTGCTTTCTTCCATCAATTCGTCTCTGTACAGATTGTCTCCACATCAACTCATCTTTGGCTTCTGCAATTTTATATTCTGAACTAGGAAATTCACGTTGTAAAGCCTCATAAGCTACTTTTCTAACCCATGCAGTACCACGCATACCCTCTTTATCAGCAGCTTTTTCTATAAGTTCTGCTCTATTTGGGTCGATTAGCACCTGATAATAACTTTTGTTTCCGTGTTTTAGAGCCATTTACAATGTTGTTCTTGTACTACTCTACCACCAAAAAGGTAAATCGGCTTTATCAAGTTGCTTTTCCACATACTTTTTTCTAGCTTCTCTACGTTTTTTAGTCTTTCCAGTACGAACTTCTCTGGCTCTTTTTAAGAAATCAATGATACTAGCTATATCCTTAGTAGTAGCTTTTGGGATCTCTTTATAGAGATCCTTCATTAAGTCTACTCTTATGTTCTTCTGCATAAGCATGAGGCATAACATCCGCTAGGTTCTTGTAGTATTGTACTCTGTCTGGCTTCTTGTGCCTATAAAAGTACCAACCGTTTTCATCTTTGGTAATTGCAATCATTTGTTTTAGTCCAGTATTTGATTAAAGTTTTTAATTCTTCAATGCGTTTTCTAGCTGCATTGATACGATCTTGTGTGTTCAATGAACTTCACTCCATTTATCGCCAATAGACACTTCGGCTAATGCTGGTACGTCACCTAACCATTTGGCCTCCGCTTTTTCCATTGTAGTTTTAAGAATTTGAGCCCACTCATCTGCTAAATCTTCCTTAACAAGAAGTATCAATTCATCGTGAACGGCTGCTGCGATCATCACTTTATCCTCGCCTGTATCTTTAACTCTCTGCCATAGATTACCTAATGCACATTTTAGTATCGCTGCACCAGCACCTTGAATAGGAGTATTACATCTAACTGTAGTTCTATTAAGATCGCCTTTTAAGAATCTACGCATATTGGATACTGGAACTCTAGTCTCAGGCCATTCATCTCCTTCGGTGGATCGTGAAAGATAGTTCATTTGTCTCTGCCAATCTCGAATACCGCTATATGTAGTTAGCCAATTATCACGAATTTGGACTGCTTCTTCTGTTGACATAATTACACCACTGCTTCCAGCATATTTTCGTAGACCTTCAGCACCAGCACCATATAACAGACCAAAGTTTGCGGATTTGGCAATCTGTCTATCACAACCCATCTGATTAGCGGTGTAGTCATGCAAATCTTCGCCACGTTGAAATGCAGCAGTCATGTTTTTATCTTTAGCTAGTGCAGCAGCAAGACGTAACTCCATCTGTGAGAAGTCAGCATCTACAATCTTCCAATACTTAGGGGCTTGTACGCATTGTCTAAACTCTGAGTCCCTCGGTATCTGCTGATTATTTGGCTTGATACTGGACATTCTGCCTGTGTCTGCCCCAAGCTGCATATAAGATGCTCTAACAAAATAAATATCCTTAAACTTTCTATGTAAAGTCATTTTATCCTGTATGCTTTCTATCATCTGCCTACGTTTTTCTCTACGTTTCCAAGTCATAAGTGTTTGGATCGTAGGAGAATCAGCAGCACAATTCTTCAAAGCATCTTTAGCAACACTAGGCTTACCATCATTGTTCACTGGTGTATAACCAAGAACTATCTCAAGTTTTTCCAATAGTTGCTTAGAACTTTTAATATTAAATCCTGCATACTTCTTAGTACCTAGTCTTTTTGATCCTTCATCTTTTGCTCGTAAGTTGAACGAACCATCATCATTTCTAGGTAGTTTTTTTCCAGGTGGTAAGTCATTATCAAGTTCTCTAATAAATTCCTTACCCAACTCTTTAATGTCATCTTCATAGTCAATACGACACTGATCTAATTCTTTTCTATTCCAAGGTAGCCCTGTTCGCCACATTTGTGCCATAGCAGGTAATGCTCTGCACTCTAGTATGTATGCCCTAGTAAGTTTTGCATTTCTAAGTTTCTGCTCTATTACTTGATCTAATTCAAGTAATATTTCTATATCTTTTGCAGCATATATCAACTGCTCTTTTGATAAGACCTCTGCACCCCAGTCAGATTTCTGCTGTTCTTTGGATACTTCAATATTTAGTTGCCTTTTGGCAAGTGCATCAAGACCATGCTTAGTCTGGGGTATTCCATTAGTAAGAAGTCTGCTGGCTATCATGCTGCATCTAACAAAACCGTTAGGGTATATGCCATGCTCTTGCAGCCAGCCAATATCAAACACTGCGTTATGTGCCAGCCAGTATCTATTAGTACTGCTGAAAAATTCTTCTAAATAATTCCAATCGCTACGCTCTAGCTCGAAACAATCAATAATTACTATGGTCCGAGAAGAAAAAGACCCCAACTGCAATAGTCGGAGCTTACCTTCTTCTGGTTGTAGTTGTAATGTTTCTGTATCAAACGCAAGACTGTGTGCAGTACGCAATCTTTTTAATTCTGATATTCCGTAGTAAACAGAATACTCTTGTTTAGTAAGTGTTGAGGTCATGGGAGAACCTTAATTATATGCTTTATTACTGTAGCACATTTGTCAACACTTGTAATGCTTTCGTATGTAATCGGGAACTTCGTTGTGATAACCTCTACTGTCTAAATCTTGGACTAATGCGACCCACTGTGATCTATACGGTTCTGTAATTTCTTTATAAGTTTGTGCAAGATAAATACGTCTAGCCGTTTGAAAGTCCATACCATTGTTGTTTGGTAGATAGGACTTCAGGAAATGAGCTAAGTTGCAGTTTTTATCTTTTTTAGCTCTGTGATACTTATTCTTTTTATGCCACCTAAATATGTAGTTAAGCAAGTATGTAATCTTGTCTGGGTCTATCTTGGAACGATAGATTTTTGCCTCTCTTTCTGGAGTCTTGTCTTTCCAATTTAATGGAGGATAACTCTCTGTAGGCAAGTGTTTTACAGGTGCATTTAGTTTTGCTGGAATCGTAAGTTCTACTATTGGTTCAGCAGCAGTAGATAGTGCAGCTTCCTTTGCTTCTGCCTCATCATTTTTTGCATGAATAGCCTGTAATTGCTCTTTTGCCAGGGGCTTAATATTATGCTCTCTATTAATATGTGCAAGTTGATCTTTAGTAAGATTTAGGACACATTTAATAAGTACATCATTTTTCTCTTCCTGAAATACAACACTAACTGTATTGTCCTTTTCAAGAACTTTGTGTACTTCGCCTGACTGTACATCAATAGTAGATTTTTTAGTTACTACTTCCTCTTCTTTAAATTCCATAAATGAATTTGTTGGTTTTAATATTGTAGTAGTCTAGTATCAGTTTGTCCAGAGATCTAGCTTCTTCTGTAAAGTTTTAACACTAAGTTGTGTGCATATAGAAACATCGAGCCCATAGCTAACTGCCTGTAAAACCTGACTGTGAAAATATTCTGGATCGTAATACTCAACTTGATTCACTTTTACTACTCTTCGTCTTACAGGGTCATATTCTGTATAACGCACAGTAGCTAATGGACTATCATCTGAAGGGTATTTTTCTTCGTAGATAGTGACGTTAATTGTTCTGTTGTTCAAGAATTAGCTCTCCCAAAATTTTTCGTTTTCCTCTATATACCCAGAGGACTCGGTGTATAAACCCTGTTCCGTTCCATCGGAAGGGTTTTCAACAACAATCGGTTTTGTATTAACCTCCTCTTTGTATAAACCTCCATCATCTTCAGGGGTTTTTACAAAACTAGGGTTTTTACAAATCTCATTGTTGTTCAAATCCGTTCCAGTATCTACATTATTAGGTTTATACACATCATTATCGGGTATATCACGCGTGAGGGAAGTAAAAGACTTGGGTAATTCCTTCCCAACTGCTTTATAAAATTTAGATGGTCTACCTCCCCTACTTTTAGTTTTTGGTACGTCAACTTCTTCTATCAACTTCTGATCCTCCAGCTTATTCAAGCTATATACTATGGCACGTTTTCTGTGTGCACCGCCTACTGTATCGTGATCTACTAAATCCTTAACACACCATGGTTTAGTTTCTGTCCTCATCAAACGCAATATATCCAAAGTATGTTTGTTTGGAGTGTCTATTACAACCTCTTCTGTACGATCTGGTGCAGGGCTTATAGAGTATGTGTAATCAGGTAGCAGGGTAAATATCATCCTAAGCCCTTCACGGTCCTCTCTGGACTTCTCAACACTAACTAATCTGCTATTTGCTGTAAGACCCATCTCAGCAGCATCATTCATTGACAGCTTTTTCATATTCCAAGTTTCATCCACCGCATTTTTTATAGCAGTAGTTCCTCTAAACTTTCCTTCCTTGGTGTTGTGATGAATAATGATTATCGAACAAGCAGGAAAGTCCTGTCCATTTCGTCTAACAAGTTTCTTTATAGGCAACGCATACTCTCTTCTGTTCTCCTCGTATGGGTTGCTATCATTACAGCCGTCCAAGCTATCAATAACCACTAGATCATACGCATATTTGTTTTGCATCTTTTTGAATCTGCTATACCACTGCATATCCCACTCAGTAACTACTCGAACATTCTTATCACATCCAATAAGTTTCATCTGTCTACGCAATATCCTCTCGTTCTGATCTCCGTTTAACCAAAGAACCTTACCAGATGGCACGTTTACCAAAGCACCATAAACATTAAATGCTTTACCGTGTCCAATATGCTTGGCTATCGTCTGACACATAGCAGTCTTTCCTGTACCACCATCTGCATGAACCAACAAAGTCCAAGGTTTAGGCAGCAATCCTGGAATCAGATATTCAAAAGGTGTATCGTCTAACTCGTCAATAGCTAAAGGTTTCTGCCCCTTAGTTCTATTGAACATTTCGTGAGTATCAACTAATCTTTCAATCTCAGCAGCATTACCACGTTTGGCCTCAATAGCTAATTTATGGACCGCTTGGTTATGTAGTGCAGGGTTCTCATTCTTAGGATCATTGTCAATATCCATGTAACGCTGAATAAGATCCTCACCATCCAGCACCTCTTCTTTGTATCTAAGTGGTATAGACTCTACATCTTCTATCAGTTTGTCTAATCCAACCTGTTTAAATCTTTTTCTTTCTGGATCAACCCTATCTGCTAAATCTATAAGGTGAGCCATGTTATATCTTGCACCATCATTCCTCCATGTTGCGTACCATCTAGCAGCACAAGGATCTTCACCTCCATCCCAACAATGCTCATAGTCTGGATCTCGCTTACTCCACTCAGTCCAAAGCTCTAATCCTTCAATTCCTGGAAGTTCATTATTTATCATTGCACCAATTTCCCACCAATAATGTTCTTGGTTAGGTCCTTTATGTCCAATAACACTCAAGCAACCGCTAACAATCGCAATTCTTTCTTCCTTAGTACGTTTACTCCATCTGTTATCAACATATTTAATATCAACGTCTTGATTATTCTTTTTATACTGATCTTTCATACGAGACAGCAACCATTCAGGAGCTACTGGAACGTCAAACAAATCACCCTCTAATTTATATTCACCTTTACCTACACCTTTTTTGTAATACTCACCAGCTATTACACCTTGTCCTCCCCATAAAACTTCCCAACCTTCTTGTCCAGCAGCAGTCTGTGATATAGACGCAACTTCAGTTACAAGATCCTGTGGAACTTTGAAAAGAAATTTAGCAGCATTTTTTCTAAGTGAAGTAACTTTTGGGGCTTTCTTTAAGTCCTTACCCCATTTCTTTTCGATAACACCCAAGTTTCTATCTACGTCAAATATCACAAGACCGTCTGATTTTTGTCCTGTAAATACACCAATAGCCTTAAACTTATCAGGCTCTCTTTCAATCATTAAACGAGAGTCATCTACTGTGAGTTCTTCCTTCCACGCTTTACCGAAAGGAACTTTTCCATCAGAGTACCTATCTGGACTCGCTTCGTTACGTTTTGGTAACAGTACGCCCTCTGCATATATCGGACAGGTCAACCATGTTAATGGTATTTCGGGGATGAAATTTATGTCACTCATGTGTTACAATACCTCTTGTAGCCTATATGTTGAAACCCTGAAGGAACTCCACCCTTTAGGGTTTTTTCATTATAAAGCATTGACAATCATTTGTCTATGTACTACAGTAATAATGCACCTTAGGCTTTTATAGCCAACACGCATTATGCCTTTCATTTCTACTATTGCTAGAGAAGATGCTGCTGCTTCAAGTAGCACAAAAGACGATTATCTTAATCCTTCAAGTATTAAAGCTGGTCAAAAAGTACGCTTCGCTTTATTAGCTGAAGAACCTTATATGTTCTATGAACTATGGGGTAATCACGTTAATGATCCTGAAAAGCGTAGACCATTCCGCTTCGCAGAAGAACCTACCCCAGAGGATGTCACTGAGAAGTTAGGCGAAGATTTTGTAAGATCGCTTTCTAGAGATGGTAAAGCCTTTGAATCATGCAGGATAGCTCACGCAGTTCCCGTCTACAATTATGACTTGGAACGTGTACAGGTATTCTCTTGGACTCAAAAAACAATCACTCAACAGTTTGACGTAATCAGCCAATTAGAAGATTATGCAGACTCTATGACTGACTGTGACTTCTATCTATCTCGTGAAGGACAAGGCACAGACACAAAGTACACTGTGCAAGCTGCCCCCAAGAAAAAAGCTATGGCTGCTGCTGTAGAAGATGCTTGGAAAGCAGAGAAAGAGTTTGATCTTTCTAGACTTTTAGATGGTGGTAATCCTTTCAAAGAAGAGGAATAATCGCCATTCATAAGAGGGGGTCTAACGACCCTCTTTTTAGTACGAATTTTTATGAAAAACCCCAAAATACCCGATAAAATATCAAACGATATTCTGCACAAAGCTAAAGGCCAGAGAAAAGGTAAGCAAGTAAGTATGCAGTTTCACTTAGCTAATTACTTCAATAGTTATACCGATTTATACTCTTTGACCAATTACGAGGTGCTAATAGTATCTCGTGAGTTAAAAGCATTAGCGGAGTTAAGGGCTAGTTGGGGTGAACAATATAATTCGTATGATCCTATAGGTATGCTCGCCTCAGACCTTTTAATAAAAATAAGTGAAAAGTTCGACAACCAGCTAAAACATAAAGTGTATAACGGAAGGGGTGTTGATCTTTGGTGTACTACACGTAAAGCCACACAAATTTTAGGGGTCAGAGGGGATACTTTAAGAAGATGGGTAAAGGAAGGTAAGGACATAAACTTTATTAAGGATGTCCACTGGAAATACAACATATTACGCAGGGCCTATTTGTGGAATCCTATAAACATAGCTTTCAGAAAAATCCCTTAACAATATGTAATTTTATGACAATCTCGTTATAAGTACGTATTTATTGATCCTTATGGACCGTGATTGTTACCCACATACCTAAACCTGAAAGAGCATTAAACAGCTTACTAATTTAGCACAGTAATTATTCTGCTATGTTACTCACATACCTTAATTTTCAAATGTACGACTCAGACTACTCCTACTGCCACATTCAACGATTTTTACCTAATATCGGAAAATGGGTAAAGGAGCAGTATGTTATACAGTACGGAAGTGAACCACCTAAATTACCTCACAAAATGTCTACCAGAGAGGGTTACACATTTGAAACTAAGGTCTTTTATTACCCAGAGACTTGGCTAAAACAACTATTTAAGGTACATTAAGAATGGGATCGTGTATTTACTCACCACTTATGGATTCGCTAGACAAACAAAACGCACTAGCTTCTCTACGAAAGTGGCCTTTAATTCAAGATAATAGTGGACCGTACAGAGTCTACCGTGACGAAGAAAACAACGTATATCACTCAGTTACCCATATTTTAAAAGAAACCGCACCCCAACATACTAAAGATGCCCTTGAAAACTGGCTTAAGAAGTCCGATTCTGCTTTGGAGCGTGATGTTGCTTGCGAAAGAGGCAAGCTCGCACACAGCCACGCAGAGTTTATTCTCAAACTTGCAGCAAAATTTGCAAGGCAAAGCTCAAACAAAAGAGGAATATGGAGGACTGGATCGGATGGACTGGAACGCTGTCCGAAAAAAGTCACACAGTGGGGTCTCGAAAAAGCAGCCGAATCCGCACCTCGTGTTAGCTGGAGTGCGTCAGGCTACGCAAGAGGTTTACGATCATTCATACTGGATCGTGTAACGGCCATTCATGCAGTCGAGTTCTCCGTGTACAAACCAGGATACGGTTTTGCTGGCACAGCAGACGCTTTACTGGATATTGATGGAGACGGCCCATTCATAGTGGACTGGAAAACTGCCAAAGAAGTACGATCTGACGATATGATCGAACAATTCTGTCATCAACTTGGAGCGTATAGTTTAGGTTTACAGCATCTCACAGGCATCAAACCAAAATACGGAGCAGTCGTAGTAGCTCGTAGAAGTGGAAAACCCCAAATAAAAATCCTCAACAATTTAGAATTGCGAGGATCAGAAACAATATTTTTAGATAGAGTGGATCGTTACCACAAAAATTTAAGGCAGTTAGCTACGGTCTAATAATCTATAAGTTTTAATTACTTTATCCGCATTTTCCCTTACCCATTCGTTTATAGCATAATTAGCTACTTGGGATATTGGAATATTTTGTAAGTCAGCTATCTTGTTTAAAATTTTATGAGTAGGTGTTGAGCATTGAACTTGTAACCTAACACCTATTTTATTTGTTGGATCGTTAGTCATAACCAGTCGTGCCATATAGTACCAAATGAAGCCATCATTTCTTCATCTGCTGGTTCGTATTCTTCAGCAGGGAAGTTATCTTCATCTTCTGGAAATAACCAGTTGATTTCAGCTTCCTCACGCTGACTATCCAGTGCGGATTGATGGTTGTGTAAAAATGAGTCCATTAATCATTCTCCTTAATTGTTTCGTACAGGTCACTATCCCAGTTTTGCATCTCTAATAATGCGTCATCAATCCCAGTATCTTTGCGTACATTTTCAAAGTCAATATGGAACTGTTCTGTTAAATGATTTCTCATTTGATCGGGTGTTAAGTTGTTTACATAGTCTTTTACAAAACGTCTAACAAACTTGTCGTAATCGTTTAAGTTCATAGTTTTTTAAATCGGGTAGATAATTTTGACCATATCTGGATCGTTGCGAGGTATCTTTCGTTGTCCCCCTCAACTAACTTGTAGTTTTGTGCTATATCCCACACTTGATCGAGAACTTGTTTGTTCTTGTCTATTCGTGTTGGATCGCCTGACTTTTCTTGTTCCCATTCGTATTCCCTAAGAGAATCAGCATAATACCTATAAGCAGTGCTTTCAGGTATCTTGTGATCCACTACAAGAATGTCAACAATATCTTTTCTTTGTAGTTGTTCTTCGGGTTTTTTATCTTCATTAGAAACAAGTAACTTTTGGATGAAGTCAGTTGCCTTCTTTTTGTCCATTACCAACTAGAAGAATAATAAAAGCCATCAAAAGTAGAATTCTTGCTAGGCAATAAAACTACATTTGTATTTAAACTTTTTTGAACTAATCTTCTATCTTCTTCAGCAAGTGCGACTGACTGATATGACAGTATGGAATCAAGTCTTTTCTTAGTGTACTGTAGCTTATTAAAGTACCAGTCATCATATTCAAGTCCTCCAAAAAAGCAACCGCTTACAGTAGGAAGATAAGCACTGGCTTTATCTGGATTGTTAAGCGTGTTGTTTACTAGGTCACTTAACTGAACTAACTGTTCGGCAGAGACATAGTGTCTACCGCAATCATCTACACCATTTTGTACGTTCTGTACAAACCAGTTGTGGATTGCATTTGTTTTACACCAGTAAGCTAGTGGGTAGTCCACTATGTAAGAACTCCAAAGAGTATCATCTATTGGAGCGTTCTCAAAATTAGTCTCAATTAATAAAGACTGAAACTCAGTAGTTCGTGTAACTGGTTCGTTACCAATTTGTCTGTCGTATGCAGAAAATGTTTTAGTACCATACAGGTACATATCTAAGCCCATAATTAAAGGTGGATTAGTGAACACTCTCATTGTAGTACACTATATGTCCCTTTGCAAAAATTTTTCTCACTTTTTATTTTTACTGATAATTCTGAGAATTTTAAGTTGGCCGCCCTTTAATAGTAGTTTTCTAGTTTTTAAATTTTTGAAATTTTTTGAATATTTTTCACAAAAAGTGAGTTATTTTCAAGAATCCGCACAAAATAGTGCTAAATCTGACCCCGCACACTATCCAGTGTGAAAAAATCAAATTAAGCGTAGTAGATTGTATGAGTAAAAATACCTAGTAAAAAATACTGGTAATTCAAGATAATTTATATACAAAAATAGTCAATATATATATTGAAAAGATTTTATTATTGTAGTAATATATAAAGGACACTATATAGTGTCTTTTCAATTACACCCAAAAATTAAAATGAACAATCAAATCGAACTTTTTAAAAATCAATTAGAAAATACATTAAGTATTTCTAATGAGCAATTTTCTAACAACATCAACAACCAATTAACCGCAGAAAAACTAGGTTACCAAAACTCATCTAATGAAACAATTTTCAAAGGTTCAAAATTTATTGATGACACTTTTAAAAATGATTTAGATATTATATGGAACGATAACGGGCTAAATTTTGAAGCAGTTAAAGCACCTCTATTTTATAAAGGTGTAAACGGTGAGTTGATAGAGGTTAAAGATCACCAAGCAATTATTAATAACCAAAATAACAACCTTTTGAATATTCCAAAGCTACAGTACACCACACTACAATTATCTACTATTAAAAAATTAATTAGTGAGATAAGAGGGAATACAACTATAGAAAGTATTATGAATGTTGACGACAAAAGATTTGTTTTCAATCTTGCGGTAGATGGTGCGGTTGAGGATGTCAAACAAGATGATCCACACAAATTAAGACTTGTAATAGTGTCATCACATGATTCAAGTGTTAGTTGTCATATATCATTTATACATTTTAGAATGTTTTGTTTTAATCAAATGAATAAATTAAAACAATCTAACCCGCTTATTTTCAAACACACCAAAAGCATCAACGATAATGTAGCCCGCATAAATTCAATAATAGATTTTAATAAAGGTGAGTTTACAAAATCTATAGAGGATTATAAATTGATGGTACGCAAAGAGATAACAGACAACCAAGTTAAGGAAGTTTTAGAAAGGTTGTATTTTGACAAGTGGAATAATAAAAAAGTATGTATTGACAGAACACTAAAACAAGAGAGGGATAAGACATATTTAGATTTAGTAGAGGTTAAACAAATTAAAGAGAATTTAGAAAAGGAATTCCAGTTAAACGGTAGGACAGCTTACAGCCTACACAATGGAATTAATTATTATTATTCTCATCAAATGGGTGCAAGTAATATAAAAGACGAAAGCGAAAAGGCAAGAATAAGAATGGAACAGAACTATTATGGTAAAAATGCAAATATTATTGATAGATCAAAGGAATTGTGTCTAGCTTTATGAGTTAAGATACTATTTCACACTATACACCCCGCCAAAAGCGGGGTTTTTTATTGGCCGAATCTCAAATGAGACTAACTGAGAATGGCATAATTTTAAAGTTGTTAAGGTGTATTTGTATTGTAGTACTTTTTAAATTATATGATTATTAACTTAAGACTAAAGAAGTGTTGCTATCACTAGGTTTTTACGTTGCTAATCTCATTAATCTTACTGTTTTTTATTGGGTTTTTATGTGTGTTATTGCTTATACTGTACTAGCTTACAAAAGAAATACGTGTTAATATTAGGGTAGGCAATAAGCCTAATTTAAATTTCACCCACAAATTAATTATGTCTACACGTTCAGTTATTGGAATTTTAAACGAAGATAAAACGGTTAATTCTGTTTACTGTCATTTTGACGGATACCCCGAACACACAGGTTATTTTTTAAAAAAGTTTTTTGACACCACCGAAAAGGTACAAAATTTAATATCAAATGGTGATATTAGTTCTCTAGTATCTAATCAAAATTGGAATAGAGAAAAACACCCTATGATTAATAACAAACAAGTTTTAAAAACTTTGTACTATATAGACCGTCCCGAAAGTTGGGAAAGTGTCAAACCACAAAAACACAAAGGCGTTTTAGAATTTTTTGAAAGAGATTGTTGTGATGAGTTTAAGTATTTGTTTCTACCTAGTGGTAATTGGAACTATAACTCTAAGGGTGTTTGGAAGTGTTACGAAACCAGCGACCCAACAAAACCAGCCCCAACAATTTCTATTCCTGACACATCAAGATTTTTTGATGCAGATAAGGAAATGTTTGTTTATGGATTTTCTAAAGTATCAAGAATTAAGGAGGTCGCATAATGGATTCTGAACTTATCAAATGGCTTGCACAGATGCCAAAAAATTATTCTTTATCGGGAAGTAAAACAAGTTTTTACAATGGTGAGAAACAATTAAAACTATTTTTAAAAATAAAAAATGATTAGTTGTTTTTAGTCTCACTGCTCATAGCAACCACACAAACACAAAACAATGTACAACCAAAACAGCCACCGAACCGCAGCAACTACCACGCAACGCAAAAAACAGATTATTGCAATGACTTTGTTTCTATTTTCTTTTTTGTTTGCTAGCTGGTACGCACCCGAATACATAAACGGCTACACCACCCCACCCGCAAACGTGAGATAATCCACGCCCGCACACTATCCACCACGCCCGCCCCGTGCGGGTTTTTTATTGTCCGTTAGTCATACAGCCCACCGCACACACAGCCCACCGCATGCACCACACACCTCACAGGCAGGGGGGCAGGGTTGCAAAATGCCACAAAATTTTTTATCTAACCCTGAACCTACTGATAAATCTACAAATTAAGACTACTTTTTCTTTCCTTCTACGCTTATAGAAAGCTGTGGAGTGTTTAGATTAATTGTCTCTTCACTCTCCCCAAGCACTTTACCTAGCGAATCCAATATCTGAGCAGCAGTCTGAAGCTGACCTCTCTTCATAGCCTTGTTAAAAAGTCTCATTCTCATTCCCTGGAGTCGTGCCACCATCTTCTCTCTATCCTTTTCCCAATCCTCATCGTTCCATTCTTTGACCTTACCCCAATCTCTCCACGCTGTATCCACCCCAATATTCTCTTTGGAAGCGTGATCGAGTACCAACTGTCTAGTAGTCAAGCCCTCAAGCTGACGACTATACAATCTTTGCCTCCTCGCTTCAATAACTGAATCTGGATTTCTCTTTCCACAGACCTTACCACCCAACGGAGCGTTTGGACTGTCTACATCTGGTCGATAGTATGCTTGAGCCACGGACTAAATAAATACTAATACTTGAATAATAACCCTAAAAACACTATTTAGTCGACCAAAACACGGAAATTTGTTCATATTTAAGCTATTCTTTACTACATGAGTACAAAAACAGCCGAAAATCTCTCCCTGCGATGGGCACAGGGGGAGGTGTTCAACGCAAAAAACCGATTTAGAGTCCTGGTAGCTGGCAGAAGATTCGGAAAATCATATTTATCCTGTATCGAACTCTTAAAAGCAGCAATAGACCGCCCTGGCGAAACCTATTTCTACTGTGCCCCCACTTACCGCATGGCAAAAGACATCGCCTGGAAAGAAATTAAAAAACTTATCCCACGAGAATGGATACAGTCCAAAAACGAAACCGACTTAAAAATCGAACTAATCAATGGATCGCTAATCGAACTCAAAGGCACAGAAAACGCAACAACCCTGCGTGGCCGAAGCCTCGCTGGAGTAGTACTTGACGAAGCAGCCTTCATGGATTCTGATGTCTGGTTCCAGGTAATCAGACCAGCCCTCGCAGATAAACAAGGTTGGGCACTCTTCATATCCACACCAGACGGCACAGCCTCATGGTTCTACGATTTATGGTGTTACGTTCCAGAAGATGAAACAGGTGATTGGAAACGCTGGAGCTTCACAACAATAGACGGGGGTAATGTTCCAGAAGAAGAAGTCGAAGCAGCAAAGGCCCAATTAGATAGCAGAACATTCAAGCAGGAGTTCGAGGCAAGTTTCGAGAATCTCACGGGTCTCGTTGCAGTCTCCTTTTCAGATTCCAACATTTCTACCGAAGCGGAGGACATATCCATCGCCCCACTTTTATTAGGAGTTGATTTTAACGTAGATCCACTTTGCGGAATCTGTGCTGTCCGCCACCGAGACATCCTCTACGTCTTTGACGAAATAATTATGACGGGTGGTGCAACAACCTGGGACTTCGCAGAAGAAGTAACCCACCGATACGGGGTAGACAGAAGAATAATAGCTTGCCCCGACCCAACAGGTGCAGCCCGAAAGACATCAGGAGTAGGTTCAACGGACCACACTATCCTACGCAGAAGCGGATTTACTGTATCTTCCCCAAAATCACCCTGGAAAATACGAGACAAAATTACATCAGTAAACACCGCACTATTCGATGCAGCAGGAGAAAGACGAACTTTAATCCACCCACGCTGTAAAGAATTGATAAAATCCCTCCGCACCCTGACTTACGCTCCAAACACAGGTATGCCGAATAAAAACCTTGGAGTCGACCACGCATTTGACGCTTTTGGCTACCTCTGTCTCCAACAATTTAACCTTGCAAAACCAGAGACATTAGGCCAAACTTCGTTTAGAATATATTAAGAGTTTCCTTGTTTCCTCATGTATCATTCCACTACAAAGAAAAAGAAGAAGAAAAAGAAGGGAGGTAAGAAGCGTGGCGAATGTTCCTGTAAATAAAGCGTTATACTCTAGGGTAAAAGCGGAAGCTAAACGTAAATTTAAGGTTTACCCTTCTGCTTACGCTAACGCATGGCTTGTACGAGAGTACAAAAAGCGTGGTGGCACTTATCGCACCGAGGCAAAGAAACGTGGCAAGAAGTAGTGGCGGTCTAACCCGTTGGTTCAAAGAAAATTGGGTAGATGTCAAAACTGGCAAACCTTGTGGCCGTCAAAAAGGCGAAAAAAGAGGTTATCCAGCTTGTAGACCTAAAAATCGTGTCTCAAGTAAGACACCTAAGACTGTCGGAGAGATGTCAGCAGCCGAAAAAGCACGATTCAAACGTGAAAAAACGGGCAGTAAGAAGATAAGTTATCAACATAGACGAAAAAAGAAGAAAAAATAACTGTAAAAGTTGCAGTTTCACGGTAATATAGTGCTATATAGTATATTTCGCAAAAATCATGGCATTTTTTCGTGGTGAAGAAGGCTCTGTATCATTTGATAACGGAACTGGAACAG